CAGACTACCCGATGGGAGAACCGCAATTGGGAAACTAAATGTCTCAACCGCCCACCCCGGCTACTCGATAGTCGAAGAGGTAGGCAACTGCCGTCGAGGGGTCGACTGGTTACTCTCTCAGCGTGTTTGCGATATATTTCGCGATCAGCATGAGAGACAAACCGTGTGGCGATTCCTCAAGGCGCAATCTGCAGGTCGAGCATTCAGGTGGAGACTCGATCTGTTAAGGCGTCGTACTCTAGTAAAGAAAGCAGTAACTTACTTCAAAGAGGAACTTGGATTTAAGCCGAGTTCTTCCTAGAGAAAGAGACTGCATCGTCTTCTAGATTTGTCCATACATTTTTGGGATGCGTGGGCACGGGTTTGGCGCAACATTGACTATCTCATTGTTGCGGCTTATCCCGACGACTGTATCTACCGATGTAAATGGTACTTCTCCTTGTTGGGTGTCTTCATCAAGGCAAACCGTAAGTAGCGAACCGAGAAAATATCGCTCCGTCCGCGGCTTGCCTCTGACGAGGTCATCAAAAAGTGGAAGTTCTTTTGCTTGTAAATTAAGCTTCGGATTCACGGGGCATACATGGACTCCCAAGGGATTCCTGTTTGCCCGAAATTCGACGAATTTCCAAGAACATCAACAAAGTCCGAATATCTGGCCGCTAGAGCCAAGGATCCCGCCGAGGTGGTATCCTGGCACGAGCTCTACGGAGTTACAAAACCCGGCCGATTCGAGGCTGCACGTGCGTTAATGCTCGGGCAAAGCCGTGGCCTACCCATTGGGTGGGACCACAGCAAGGCCCTTGCAAAACACAAGGAGAACCTTCTTAGGTAGCCAACGTGCGAATTCAACGATGTGCTGCGAGACTTAGCGTCTGCAGCGGGTCGTGAGATTGCACAGATAGCTCTTAGGGAAGGAAACTCCTTCGAGGTAATCTCGGCACATTGCTCAATATCAAACTCTGCGTGCTTTGAGAATTCACGCTCTGGCGGGGGCCGTGCAAAGGCAGTTCAGGAACTAGTTCTTGAATGGCTTGCGCAGATCCCTGATGAGGATGCAGAGGTTGTACTTCCGACAGGGCAAACCTATTAGCGAGTTAAAGGAGTGCCCCTTCGAATAACCTGCCACGTCCCGGAAATGGCTGACGCGTATGACGGTTTCGAAACCATCAACGCAGCTGGTCTTTTCCCATTGGAGGAGGAACACAGAGGTGTCTATCACGAAATATAGGTTAGCGGTCCAGGGTAAGAACCCTCAAGACATGCTTTCCAAACATTCGCGTGGGCATGTGATGTTGCTCGTTCAAAGGGATGGCTTGGCTTAGAC